ATTAATTTAATATTGTATTTATTCAAATAAGACAAAAAAGCAGCCCTTAAACGGCTGCTTTTTTTGTTAGATGCAATTGGCAGAAAGCTTTATTTTTTCAGCGTTTTTTGGCAGAACATTGTAATCTTTGTGTGTATCATTCAGATACAAACGTACTGATTTGATTTTTTTTGTTTGCAGCAAGTTTAAGTCTTCTTTGCTGAGTGTGTAGTTTGCTTTTACGCCTGAATTATCGCCACCAATGCTATTCAAATTAACATCGCCATAAGTGCTATTCATTGCTTTGAGTGTTAAGACCGTTTCATCTTCAAGAATAAACATTAACTCAGCGTTTTCTTGTATTACCAATGACTTTATGCCACCACTGAAATATTGCAAATGCAAGTATTTGAGTGAATTTTGCTTAATAAAAAACACGTTGCCACGGTCGTTGAGTGCGTAAATGAGTGTAGATAGTTTTGTGATTTTCACGGTGTCCTTTGTGAACTTATCTATTTCATTTGTATTGTATTTACATTGCGCAAACAGGCTTGCGCTTGCAATCAATAAGACTGCCAAAAGAGTTGCTTTTTTCATTTGCTTGTTTATTTAGTTAAAAAGCAACAAAGAAAATGAAAAAAACAATTCAAACACAATCTATATTATTAAATTATGTTTAGCGATTGATAATTTGAAATTGAATACTTGAAAATCGTTACGGTTTTCCTTGGTTAAGCTTATTCGTTTGAATTTCAAAGTTTGCAGTTTTGCCCAAATCTTTTGCAAAGTAAGCCAACTGCTCAGCTCTTTATTCTTCACGTTATCCGTTCCAAGTTGATTCATAAAACACACTTGAAACACCACTTCAATAGTAGCCAACTCGCTTTTGGTGCTCAACTCTCTAAAATTGATTAAACTATCTAAATTCACAAACACCGCAGGAAATGGTGTACTCACTTCTTCTGCTTGCATTTGCCCGCGTTGTAAGTCAATGAATTTTACTTCTTTTACTTCGCTAAGTTTTGTTTTTATTTGAGTATAAAATGTATTCATTTCATTGCGTTTTTGATTAATAATAATATATTTTCTCTTAATGTTTGTTCTAATTGAACATGATAACCAACAAACTGCCGTTTAATCGTTTTCACTTTCTTAGAGTGCGCTTTTCGTTGATGCCTTGCCACTTCTACCAACTTACTGTTAATCGTTCGTTTGTGCGCTTTCACATGACCCGCTTTCACGTATTCAATTACATTAAGCCCAAGATTATGTTTGTTGGCATAATCAGCATCGGAAACAAAGCGTATTGTATTGCCTTGCACTATGTAATTAATAGAACGTTTAAGCCGACCAGTTTTTACAAGAGTCGCACGTTCCGGTTCTGTTTTCCTTTTTTCCCAAGCATCGGTAAAAAAAGCCTGCCGATTAAAGTTTTCTTGAAATTCCGAAACCGCTTCAATTGCAATTATATCTTGCAAGTTGTTTGCTAGTTTTGTAAGCTTTTCTTGTATTTCGTTTAAGTTGTCTTTAACCATGATTTAAACGTTGTTTCAAGCAATAGATTTAACACATTAACATCTTTCATATTTGCCAAAAATGAAATTGGTATTTCTATTTTTCGAGTTTCTTTATTAGCAAAAAACTCAGTTGTACCCAACTCATTCTTTTCAACTATATTAAACTCTTTTATATTGGTAAAAGCTTTGTCGAGCGCAAATTTGAGAGCTTTATTTACAATATTGCTTTGCTCGGTACTTGCTTTTTTAAAGTCTGCTTTTTTTGTACCAAACACTTCTTTCGCAATCCACTCGGCATCGGTGTTTGTTTTGGCTGCAAATACATCTTCTTTTATTTGAGCTTTTACCGAACTTGGCACTTTATAATATTCGTGCGTTTCAGGGAAAAGCATTTCTTCTTTGCCCGCGTTGTAACGAAACATCGCTCCTTTATTCACGCCATCTTTGTTTATGTAAGTGGTTGCTTTCTCACCTACTTTCATCGCCTCTTCTATTGGTAACGCGCTTTCTTTGGCACCCTTCACACGCACACGAGTAGAACACCTACACTGCCAGTCAAGCGGTGGCATATACTTATTCCAAAAATCATCGTCGTAACTTGCAATAGTTCCGCTTAACCTTGCATGGTCATCGCGCGTTCGTTTGTCTTTTACTGCTACGTATTCCAAGTCGTGCGTATCTTTGAGCTTTTCAAAGTTTTTCCAAGCCGCAGCGTTTTGTGTTGCTGCAATTGCATTGTTTCGTTCAACTTCTAAATAACGTTTATTGTATTTGTCATCTATTTTCTTAACATCGTTGTAAAATGTTTTGAAGTCTTTGATGTTTCCTTTAGCATCTAACAGCAGTTCGGAAGCTTCTTTGAGTTGGGCGTGCGTTTTGAAACCTGAAAATACATAAAGTTCGTTGCGGAACTTGTACGAAAGCTCTGGTTTCAATTCGTATTTCAATCGCTTTTCAGTATTTTTAAGAGATGAGAGTAATTCATTGCTAGTTGATTGAATTAACATTTCATTCAAAAGATTGTTATTATTGAACAAATCTTTTATTGCATCGTCAAAATCTGAAAATCTTATTTCATTGGATTGAAAAAAAAAAATCGTACATCTTTTTGAAAATGCTTTCTTTTTTCTCTTCGCTTAAATATGTTTCGTATTGCGGGTCTGTTTCAATTGCTTTTTGCTTAAAGTCTGAAAAGAATGTTTGAGCAGCTTTTTTCTCTTGCATTTCTTTTTTCAACTTTTCGTAATCCGCTGGTTTTGGTATTTTGTAGGTTTCGTAAAAATAATCGTCATTGATTGGAATGATATTGCTTAATTGAACATCAATATTAATCTTTGCGGTTAAATCGACATTCATTGCATCAATGAATGAAAAATAATCATTCTCTTTGGCAATGCCTTGACTTACAAGTATTGGTATTAACTGTTCATTCAAAACCCTTAAAACAAATTGCCTATCTGCTTTGTGTATGATTGCCTGCTGTTCCGATTGTGTTAAGCTTTGCGCGTAACCCCCGCTACTTGCTTCAATGGTAGTCATACTTTGTGCAAGAATTGCAATCGTCATTTCTTCGTTACAAGCGTTTCGGAATGTTTCGTGAATGGTTGTATTGCCACTTGCATTGAAACTTTCGCTTTTTATGTTTGAGCCTTTTGGCAAAGCCATTGACCCTGCCGCACCCATCGACCGGAAGGCATCGGTTAAGGCTTGTTTCATTTCTTCAGTATCATACTCACCTATTCGAGTTGGCATTCCAAACACTTCTGCAAATTCCGCAAAATCTGAAAACCCTTTTCTTTTGTAAATTACCCAAGGAACTGCACTTAATAAGATGCCCAAATCATTAACATCGCCCGCTTTCAGGGTTGTAAGTTTGTACAATTCATCAAAGTAGTTTACGCCAGTTGTATCGCTGGTGTTCTTAACTACAAGCCCAAATTCAGACTTTACGTGTTGGCGTGGCACCAATACGCTCCTGTTTTCGTAACCAGTCGTTTTTATATTCCAATCCAACTCAACCAGTGAGTAACCCCAAAACTTGCTTTCAATAATAAATTTGAGTAAATTCTCAAAAAAGGTTTTTTCAACTGCTTTTGAAAATTCAATATTCTCTTCGTTTTTGTCGTTTATCAAACGCAAATCTAAGTTTAAAATACTTAGAATCCGTTTTTGAACAATCGAACTTAATACGGAGTCTGTTAGTGCATCTTTGTACATATCGTATAAATCCTTTCGGTTTTTCGATGTACTTTCAGCACTCTTTTGTGCATTCCTAAACTTTTGTATATCTAAACTTCTTAATTGTGCAGGTTGCACGTTTATTTGGTTTACGATAATATTTGGTTGTGCCTGTTGCTTTGCCATAGTCGTTTAATCAAAATAGTTATTATTCTTTTCTTTTGAAGTGTAGCTTATTAAGTTTGCAGCCGTTTTGCTTGCTGCCATTGGTAAACTACTTAATACCGTTTCGTTTGCTTGTTTTAACCAAGCAATAGCACGTTCGTAACGCTTTGTTCGTGCAGCTACGTCCACGCCACTCTGGTCTAGTTCTATTAAGTTGTAAATAGCAATATCTTTACAGAACTGCACTAACAACTTGTTACGCTCTTTACCTTTGGCATTGAATATTGCTTGCACATCGTATTTGGCTAAATATCCGCGCATTTCTTCCTCAGCCGTTTCTATTACATCAATAAGCAATAGCTCATCGCCTTGCGTGATTTCATTGATGTAATTTTCATCTAAAACGCTGTTTAGTTCGTTGATTTCTATAAACATTAGTAGTAATTTTTCTTGGATTTTTCAAGTTTAAATGTTTGTATTTCTGTTTTTTGTAAAATTTTGTTATTTAAGACCCAAACGCCACCTTCCACAGCATCGGTACCGTCAAGCTTTCTTGCAGTTGCTTTTGAAAAAACTTTGAATTGCTCTTCTAATCTTTTCATGTGAGGATTGTCTTTTTCAGCATCGTTAAAAATCAAATTACCGGAACTATTAATCGGCTCTAAATTACCTTCGATACGAAAGAATTTATCCGGCTTTTGCCTTTCATCGCCACGTATTAACAAGCCTTGTTTTTCAAATTCAGGCTTCAATACCTGAATGAAAAAAGGGTCTTGTAAAGTATTGTTTTCAACGTAATTATAATACTGTACGCTTTGGGCATTGTATTCGTTTTTCAATTCATTGTACCAACTCACGAAATCGGAATTAACCGCTTTATCTAATCTACAATTGATTACATAAAACTTGTTTTCCTTTTTTCCTAACAAAACCACACATTTGTTACTGTTTTGTTTATCGGTTTTGTTTGAATAACTTGGGTCGCCGTAAAGTACCAACGCGCTAAATGTTTTGAGCATTGGAATTTTGCCCCAAGTAATT